TTGATGGCTGGGGCGTTATTGATCAGCATGTCGAGGATTTCAAGATCGATTTCCATAGACACATACTCAGACAACAGAGCCGTCAGTTCGGCCTCAGCATCTACCGAGTGGTAGGCGTTAAGGTCTTGTGCCAGTTCAGGAGTCCATACTGCCTTGAGTTTGCGGGTCTTCGCCACGATTGGCTCTGAACGCAATTCAAGGTTCACTTCTGGGATACCGATGTCACGGTTGAGACCCGTTTGGGTTCCTACTCCACCGCTATCATCAATACGGCCAAGGCGATCTTCAAAGTCACCACGGCTGGTGTCCTTCGGTTGCAGGCTGTAGTTCAACGACATGGTTTGAGCAGCAGATAAATGCTGGAGAGCAGTCGCAGCAGCATCCGAAGCACTGATTACGAACACAGCTTCGGGGCCATTGAAACGGCTGAATCCCGGGAACCATGTTAGCCAGTTATATCCAAGTCCAGCATTAACTGGCATGAACGAACGAACAGCATTCAAGTCGGGATATGATCCTCCACGAGAAGCAGTTACAGTCAAACCAACAGTTGTCAGCGTGTACAGGAGACCAGCGGCGTACGATGTTGAGATACTTGCGGCAACTGGATCATTGCTATTGCCAGTATCGAAGTTGATGTCAGCCAGTGAAGCCGTACCAAGTGCGAAGTTAACAATACTTGCGGTATCATTGATTGTGTAAGCATAGCGGCCCGGGCCGTAGAGACCACCCACTGGGGCATTGGTTGAACCAAGCTTCCACGAGTTGTAAAGGTCGGTACTACCGGAGACACCACCGAACAGGGAGTCCTGTGCGGATGGCTGTGCGCTAAACACATTGCTGTTGGTTCCGTACTTGAAGTCCAGATAGAATACCAGTCCCGAAGGAAGGTTCATTGGCTGGACGGATACGAATTCCTTAGCAGCGATTTCAGCGAACACACGGCGCACGAGTGGGAGTGCCACACCGGCCCATTGTTCTGAGTTTGATTGAGTTCCCGTTACCGAGGACTCTTCGATAAGCTGTTTCGCTTGGTTTTCAAGCAAAATAGACATATTCGACTTCTCAATGTCGTTCTTGAGTCCTTCAAGCAGCCCAGTCTTTTCCCACTTGGAGATAAGACCACGGGTTTCCGCCATAAGACGGGCCTGCGGATTCAACGCATTGGTCAATAGTTCTTTTACGTTTTCCATATATTTTTGTTTTGTTCTCTCGCTATTAGATTACTTTTTTGATTCGCTACGAATTCCTGCGAGTTGTTTCATTCTCATAGCGAATTTTCCCTCGGTTATGATAGCCTTGGGCTTGGTTGATGCGACTGCGCCTGATGCGAGACCTTCGGTAATGGCCTGAATGTTAGAAGCCGTTGCGGGTCTTCGTTTCACTTCAGTACCACCGAAATTCAATGACTCGGTAATGTTGGCGTATGTCAGCTTGACTTCACGAACGTTTTTGGCGAGGTCAAACATTTCAACGATACGCATCTTGTGTTCGTTGTTCATGTTGTATGACTTAAACAGCTTGTTCGTGTAAAGCAGTTTTGCATTCAACAAGTTAACCTCATTAAGTTGTCCCTTGATGTAGCGGATTACTTCTTCCGCTTCATTGACTTGCTTCTTGAGAAACTGATTCTCTTGCAGCATTCCACCGGGGGTGGATAGGTTGGTCGCCGTGGCATTCTTCGCCTGATTAGGACGAGATGCACCAGTTGCTTCCTTGGCCGTGACTTTGGCTTGGTCTGTCTTTGGCATTCCGGTTTCAGTCTGACCACCAGAACCATTACCCGAACCCAGTGATGGGGTCGAGAGATTGTCCTTGGTAGCGTGAGTCGCCTTATTCGGGCGAGTCGCTGCGGTTGCTTCCTTGGCAACTACCTTGGGTTGATCAATAGTCGGATAGCCTTCGTCGTCGTTGGCTGCTGACTCGACCTTGGAAGTAGAACTTGCGGCTGACGATGGCTTCTTGTTAGGGGAACCACCTGCTTTGCCACTGCCGATACCAGATGAAGCAAGCTTCGTCTGCTCGTCAATTTTCTTACCTTCCTCTTCCTCTTCTTCTTCTTCACCTTCGCCGATTTCGGCCTTAAGGCTTTCCAAAAGTTCGTTGAGGTCGAATTCTTCGTCCTCTTCTTGCCCGCCCGGTGCGGGAACGTCTGATGGTGGGGGTGCTTCACCCTCTGGTGCTCCATCCGTTGGAGGCATACCTTCTGGTGCTCCACCCATTGGAGGCATACCTTCTGGTGCTCCACCTACTGGCGGTGCTCCCATTGGTGCTCCACCTACTGGTGCTCCCATTGGCGGTGCGCCTGCTCCCATGTCTCCACCTGCTTGTGGAATTGGTTGTCCACCCGGAGCGCCCGGGCAAGGGATTGTGCCGGGAGGGCAAACAGTTGGTGCCCCACCCATTGGCGGTGCTCCCATTGGTGCTCCCATTGGCGGTCCACCTACTGGTGGTGCGCCTGCTCCCATATCTCCCCCTGCTGATGGTGGTGGTGGTGGGACTGCTCCCGTTTCATCACCATCGGGTTCGGCTGGGGGCTGCTCGCCAACTTCGGCTTCAAGTTCCTTGATGAGTTCATCAATTTCTTGTTCCGAAACGGCTGCGCCACTCTGCGGTTGTCCACCCGCTTCTGGCATCGCAGTTTCCTGCTCTGCTTCTTCCTTGAGTTTCTCGGCAAACATAGCCTTGTATCTCTCGGTAAATGCTTCTTCGAGTGCTACCTTGGCGTTAGCAAGTGCGGTTTGACGAACTGCCTTTGCGTCGGCGATAGCTTCTTTGAAAAGATTGCTGTCCATAATTATTTGTTTCCTTATAGGGATTCTGAACTTAATAGAAGTTCAATGAAGGTTATTAAAACGAAGACCCTTATTGGGTCAGTTGGCGGCAAAGGATTGCGGCATTTCTAAGATATAAATACTATTGTTTTTTTCAAAAACACAAAAAATCTCATGCCGTATTAGAAAAACCACAGATATTTATACACAATTAGAAAAACCACAGATATTTATACACATGAAGCTTGAATACCGTCCATACGTGTGTTCCGTTTGTGGCCACAAGGATAAAATCCAAACCAACCACGAAGGACCAGTTCTACATTACTGCAAGGGGTGTTCTTGGAAACGAGACTTTGCAGGCAAAGAGAATTCACATTACATTCCCGCCTTGGGTAGTCATACTTATAGGGTGTACACTTTCGATTCATCAGTGAACGAAAACAAACGACATATGAACATCAAACGGCTGAAAGCACTTAAAGAGCAAATGAGCGAAGAGCAAAAGCGCAAGCTTCTCATCGGCCTACGAAAGTTCAAAGAGAACAATGGTAACATTGGAGGAACAACTGATATTGTAAACCCAGACAATTTCGTTGCAGAAGATGAATTTACTGCCGCAACCAAACCCGAGACGAATGTTATCGCCAAGACATTTGATACCACAGCAGATTTTGATAGTTATGTCAATCAGCGTCGGGGCATTGAAATTACTCCGAAAGAGCAACAAGCCCTAATGACCGAGCGTAGTATATCAGAACTGGCTCCATCACCAATGGCAGCAAAACCCTCTGCTCCCGCACAACCGACCAATCAACCCGCTCCTACACCCAACGAACCATCGGGTGAAGACGGGGAAGAAGTAACTGTCAGTGATGAAATTCAAGTTGCGAAGAGTATTGTATTTACCGATGAAACACAAGGAGCAGACATTCTTGCGGATTTTATCGGTGCGCTTGGGCTTCAAAGCGTTCAGCCTCAACCATCCCGATTCGGTGTTAAGTTTGAACAAACAGATGGCTTCGGCTTAAATGATACCACCATCATCAAGAAGTTAAAAGAAGGTGGTAGGTTCTGTTGGACAGCATTTTCAAAACATGAATCCGCAAAGGATGAAGGCAACCCAGATGGTGGAGAACCAGAAGAAGAGAAATAATGATATGGTAATCTACAAAACCACCAACCTAATAAATGGCAAAATTTATGTCGGAAAGGACGCACTAAATCGTCCTTCTTATCTTGGGTCTGGATTTATCTTTCGTCGAGCCATTTCCAAATATGGCAGAGAAAACTTTGTAAAAGAAATCGTTGAAAAATGTTCTACACCAGAAGAACTCAATGGACGAGAAAAACACTGGATTGAATTTTTTAGAGCAACAGATAAAAATATAGGATACAATATTATGGAAGGTGGTCATGGAGGAAATTGCCATAATTATAGGTATGGTAGTGACCATCCGTATTTCGGAAAGCATCGTCCTACAAACATTGGAGTCGCTGTGGCGAAGTCCAACAGGCAAAGACCAAAAGTATATGGTTCGGCAAACAAAAGCTATAAAAACATTCCTCCGAATGTAAAAGACATAATACTTCAACTTTCTCAAACAATGGGTAGGGATAAAATATATCAATCCATAATAGATATGGGTCTCAAGCCTCCTGCACGCAGAACTATAACCCGAAGATTGAAAGAATGGAAAAATGAGTATGCCGCTTCTTAAAGAACTACTTCATTCAATAGATGAAGAAAATAAAGAGGGTCTTATAGATATTGACTCGTGGCGCTGGCCAGATGTTGACCATCTTGTAACGATGGGCTTCAAGTTCAAGGACGACCATCACATGCAAACGGAGAAACCTCCGAAGATGACAATCTACAAGAAAAAAAGCCTCGATGAAGCAAGTGGAAAAAAGGAATCCGCTTTCTATATTGAAGAGCCAAAGAAAGCCGTCAAGAGATTCAAATCCTTCAACGATGTCATTGATTTCTTTGATGGCTATAGACAGCCCGAACTTGAGAAAAACATGTAATAATCCTTACCCAGATGATATTTATTAAACGTATGAGCATTCCACTAACAACTAAATTGACCCTAAAGCGTATTGTCGAAGCCGTTCAAAACGGCAGTCTTCCTGACAATGGCTTCGGCGAAGCACCGCCAAAAATGTCCTCCGAGAGTAAGAAGAAGCTAATGGAGCTATCCACCATGTACGAAAAATTCGGTGAGTGTTTGAAGAATGAAGAATCCCTCATGAATGCCGCCAAGGGCATTACCGAACTATGTGAACTTGCCGAGTCCTACGCTCTCAATGAATGCGGAGAGTGGTTTCAACAGGAAATCGTCAAGAAGGATATGCAAGGATTGAAGAAGCGTGTATCTGAGTTCCAGAAAATTGTTAAAGAAACCTACGCTCGTATGCAACAAGCTGGTGTCGCTTACCAAGACATTGGTCACGTCCTCGGGCGCTATTACGATTTGAATGGTGGCGGTCAACCCCAAAATCAACAGACCCCCGGTCCTCAAACCCTCCAGCAAGAGGAAAAAAAAAGTAAATGAGCAAGCAGGCGAGCAAGAGTATTGCTCGAAATGTGGCACTCATGTTACGGTAAAGCAAAGTGGCCCCTACGCAGTCTGTGCCCAATGCGGTAAGGTTTTGGGTGATTGGATGGAAGAAGCGATGGACCCCGAAAGAATTGCTCAACTTCAAAAGCAATTCACACCAAAGCCAAAACAAGACCGTGCCGAAAATAGGGCGGGTGTGGATACGGCTGTTCTCCAAAAATTCAAGTCTCTCCCCCAAGACCGAAAAACCCTCATCAAGCAAGTGATGCAACGCCCCTGCGCTTGGTGCCAAGATGAATTCAAAGATGTTCTCGGAGGTCGCCAGATAGGAAAATCCCACGGTATTTGTAGGCATCACGCCATTGAGCAGTACAAGCAAATTGGTAAACCATTTCCTACTGATTTTCAGGATGGGTCTGTTGATATAGCCACTCTGTCAGATGACGAGAAGAAGATTCTCGGCTATCTTTTTACTGTCGTGAAGAATCGTCAGTCAGCGAAAGGAGTCTATGAAGGCTACTCGTTGCTAAAGCTTCTCAAAAACTGAATACCCCCGATGCACTTGGTTGTTGTGTTGTAGAATTTTTCTACACCACCCGAACAATTGTTCGTCCGTTTGACGGTGACGCATAAGATTTGCCATTACGCAGACCAGTCGGCAGTTTGATTGGACATAAGATTTATCGGGGTCTAGCCTGTCAATGGATACCTTCCGACCATCCTTTCCAAAAACATTCCCGGCTCCTTGATTCCGCTCTCTGCTCATATGAACTCCTGAAAGAGCACAGTCCCCACTCTGCTTATCCCACACTTTCTCAAACCATTCTCGTGTGAGGTCACATTTCTCTTTGTATCTGTTGCGACAGGTACGAAGTAACGCCGACACTACATCTTCCTTATATCGCTCCCGCTTTTGTTTACACAACTCACATAGATGGTCACGCCCACTTGTAGGTGTGAACGGAGTGTTGCAGTTTGAACAGGGTTTGGGGAAGTATCTTGCCGATGGGTCTTTGCGGTAAGAAAATCCCATCGCATATCGGTCCCGTTTATGCTTTACTTGTGCCGTGTGGTCGCACTCGTCAGAACAATAACGGGAAAGTCCGTGTGTAGGGATGTAGGAATTTTTGCACCACAAACAGGACCGAGGGTCAAGCTTATTGTCAGTTCGTATTTTTGTAAGTTTCGTCATACATAATAAATATGTATCAACTTACAGAATCACTCAGTTTTTCAAAAACACTGTAACATCTTAAACGATTGTTGTACCCTGATACCACGCCCACACACGCTACAAACATAGCGTTTTTTGGAGGACTAGGCAAGATGTAGTGAATTAAACCAACTCTACCACCAATAGGTAATACATCAATAGCATTGCGAACCAGTTGATTTGGTTTTGGATATTTTTCCACCCCCGGTACATAATGAGCCGCATCGGCCTCTGTGTACGGTGGGTCAATAAGAATTCCTGACCAATATTTACGGGAAGTATGTATTTCCGCCGTCAAGGCGTCTATATTATGGGTTATACTTTGGAATGGAAACGGCTCCCTCGCATCTTTAAGAAAATCTGGCTGGCACGCAGGGTCGAGGTCAAGTGTCTTGTCGTTGGGGCCAAACCCTCTTTTGTAAGGATATAGTTTTGCCATACCTCCACATACATGAAGTACGGGGTCGTTGATGTTACATCCCAACAAAGCACGAGCACGCTCTACAAATCCGCCTAAGTACGCTCCGTAATACTTTTCTCCACCTTTAAGTTTTGCCCGTGCTAAAAACCACATATCACAGATCGGCCTATAGTTTGACATAATTATTCAGGTGTAGGCGGAAGTGAATAGGGTTCGACTACAGGAGGCGGGATACGACCAATGCCCAATGAGTGATTGGACATCGCACGGATATATCCGTCTATACGTCCATAGTATCGCCCAATTGCCTCCTTAAATTTTTCCTTGTCATCTTGTATTCCTTTGGCCCCGACATGGAAAAAGGAACACCCACCAGAAGCAGGCTTATCCACAGTGCTTTTCATTTCGCCCACGAGAAAAAGTTGCCGATTGTACTTGGCAAATTGCTCGTGAAGTTTCTTGCTTTCCTCCATCAGAAGAGCATCCACATCTGGAAGCCTATCTGTGTCAACGGTTGCTCCTGTTACATGTTCTACTTTCATATATTTTTTGTGGGCCAAATGTAGGGCAAATCACTGGGAATGCCCATGAAAAATTGACCATAGTGTTCTGGGTATTTTCTGAGTAGGTTGGACTGGTGAGATAAATGAAAACTTTCGTTGCCTAACCAATCGGGAAGCAAAAATCCTTCGCCAACATTGGGTGGTCGGAAGCCGACTTCGATGGCCTTTTCCCAACAGGTGTCCTTGTATCCGAGGCGTACCCACTCCGCACAAATTTCACGCAGATACAACATGAGACCAATTTCATATCCTTTCCACATCTGGACTGCGGGGTGATTATACCATGCTGTTTTCTTGAGGGGTGCCTCGCAGTAATAGCAGTGGTGCCCTGTCTTATGCTCATTGAAATGGGTCACTAGCATATGGCAACTCCAACAAGTCCATTCCCCCTTCTTAAGAGTACGGAGAATTTGCAAACATTCTACCCGTTGCTTTCCGAGGCGCTGGCGGTCGAGAACCTCACTGCACAGGTGAAAGTTTTGATATGGCAAGAATGTTTGCATTGCCGAAAGAATATCACACCGCAACCCCAGTGTCAAGTGGTTTCGGGCGAAGTTCTTTCCTAATTTCCATCAGAATTTTTCCAAGCATATTCTTGCCAGACCCATCGCCACCATCCGCCCAGTAATGGTCGTTAGTTGTATGTTCAATCAACTCAGCATCGCCAGTACTGAGTAGAAGAGCCAAACAATCGTCGTGTTTGGTGAATTTGGCTCGGATTGCTTTCCGCATAACATTGTCTTTGACTGTTTCCCAATCTTTACGGAGAGGTCGGTTACGGTCTCTTCCCATTGCGGCAGCATCACGGGGCTTATCTGCCAATCTAACTGCTTCTTCGTGTTCGGTCCCCGCAAACTTCTGTGCTTGGAAATAATGCTCTGTGGAGGGCCATGTCTTGCCATCAATCACGATTGGATGTTTAGTATCAAAATTGCTGAATGGCCCGTGAGGAATTTCATTCGCTCGATAGAATAGGATTTTTTCACTCATTAAAACATCTCCTTCTTTGTAATCAAGTCAGAACGAATATCCATGAGTAACTCACCGAGTTGATTCTCTCCGTTCCCGCTCTCGTCACACCCCCAGTACACGTCTCCCCAATTGTTGGTTTCACGCAAGACGCATCCTTCTGTCATGAGTAACATCGTTCTAAGCTTAGGGTTGTTGAGGAATTTCTGCCTACAAAGGCCCGACATGATAGAAAGCTTTTGCCTGTCCCACTTTTTGGCATTGAACTTGGGAGCCTCACGTCCAAGTTTCTTAGCCTTCCCCGCCGACACTCCGAGGAACTGGTCCCGCATGTTGTACGGCCACTTGGCAGCTTGATAGGCATGTTCTACCGAGGGGTAATAGACTTCATCCAACCCTACCCCGTTTTCGAGGATAAAGAAGTTGCTCAGAAAGCGAAACGGCCCGAAGAACCCAAATATCTTACCATCCTTGTGGACGGCGTAATATGGGATGGTTACTTCGTCATTCTCTATGTTTACGTGTGTGCCCATAGAAGGTGTTTATAAGTTCAGCCATTTCAGAAGGGAGGAAGGACATTGCCTTGCTTATCATTTCAGCCGGAATGCTTTCGTAGCCATAGAACGCCTCAGCCAAAGCACCTGCAATCGCAGCATTTGTATCCGTATCACCGCCTATGAAAACCGCATTGCGGATGGCCGACTCGAAGTCTTTGGACTCCATAAAACAAGTCAGGGCTTGTGGAGCAATCAAATTGCAACGAATGTCTTTGCTGGTTCTGGTACGCAGTTCCATAAGTGTCCGGTTGAGCATATGCCCATACTGCTCTTGCACATGTGCTTTGATTTCATCCTTGGTAGCTGCGTGCCGTGCCAACCAAATAGCATCCACAATAGACTGGACACCACGGGCCGACTCGGGGGAGGCGTGAGTATAGGCAATGCTTTGCAAGGCTCGCTTCAATGCCAATTGCCGTTCTTCGTAGAACATAGCAATAGGACTACAGCGCATCATGCACCCGTCTGCATAGCTGTTGATGACGGGAAACTTCGGAAGCTTAACCCACTCTTTGAATTTGCTTCCATATCCCCTATCAGGATAGTTCAAGCCCCATTGCTTGTACTGCTGTGCAAAACGACGGGGGTATGGAGAAAGGGACGGGCGCATGATAGCCTGTGCCGTAGCACAAGTTAGCACGGTGTCGTCCGTGAATCTCGACTTCTCCGAAAAAAGAGGAAATCCACTGTTATCTGTGAACTTCATCTCGTAGGGAGACCCTACTATGTCACCGATTATTGCGCCAATCATAAATTACCTTCCTCTGATAGAATTGAGATACTCATATAGTATGATAAATTTACCATTTACTTTTCGGTATTCCGGTAAATGGTATTCATAACAAATAGGACACATTGCTTTATAATGCACAGCACTCAAAACTTTGTCGCCATGAATATATTTTCTACACTCCGAACAATAGAAATAAGAAGTAATTTTCATCCGTACTCCGCTAGGTCGAGTGGAGCATTGTTGCTCCAATACTCATTGTAAAGTTCATGGTAGAGAGCATTCAGCTTCACCTTGTCCACTTCACGGGGGATAGGCGTTGGCTTGCCCTCGGCAATAAGTTTCTTCTGACGAAGATATTCGGACTCAAGCTTGCCTTCCATTTCAGCCTTGAACTCCATGACCTTATCAAAAGACCATGCACCATTTTTGATGGCAAGCAGTTCCTCGGCGTCTGGACGCTTGACAAGAACCTTGCCTTCCGTGATGATTTCGTATCCCATTCGCATAAGGCGAACAAGGTGCGAGGCATGTTTCGTGTCGTAGCCGCTCTTCTCTTCGAGTTCACGTCGGGCAGGATTACGTTCCTTCTTCCAAGAGACCCAAGAGTCATAGACCTGCTTGGCCTTGGCAAAAGCACGCTCTGCATAGATGTACTGAACGAGTTCGTCCTTGAGGTTGTAATCCTTCGCCATCTTGTGGATGACAGCCTCGGCAT